ATACAGATAATTTTCCGACAGATGTACCAGATAGCCTGGTGGTTGGAGATAATTGGCTTTGGAAAAGAGAAGATATCGTTTCCGATTATCCGACTGGCAGTTATGCATTAAGTTACAGCCTAAGATTGCTTGCATCAGCAGCAACAGAAATAAGGCTAGACAATAACAATTCAATTGTTACTGAAACAGCGACCTCTTATTTAATTCAAGTTCCATCTACTACGACTGCTGATTATGCGAAAGGCGATTATGAATACCAAGAATATATAACCAATGGATCTTCGCAGCGTTTGGTTTTAAACACGGGCTATGTAAATGTTAAACCCAACTTAGATGCCGACTCAACAGACCCTAGATCTCACGCTCGCATCGTAGTTGATGCCTTAGAAGCAATGCTAGAAAACAGAGCAAGCATTGACCAATCCAGCATGAGCATTGCCGGCAGATCATTAAGCCGTATGACACCAGAAGAAATTAGAGATTGGTATGAGTATTATCGTTTCAAAGTTAACCAAGAAATTAAAAAGGAAAGAATCAAAAAAGGCAAAGCCACTTCATCAATTATTAAAGCGAGATTTTAGTTATGCCTTGGTATCAAAGAATATTTAGAAGAAGAAAAAAACCAAAGCAAACCAACTTTAGATCTTACGCTGGAGCTAATAAAGGTCGTCTTTTTGCTGATTTTTTGGCTAATTCAAAGTCTGCCGATGCAGAACTAAGTACAGTTTTACGAACCTTGCGTGATAGATCCAGAGAATTATCTCGCAACGATTCGTATGTGCGAAGGTATTTGGCTTTATTAGGATCTAATGTAGTCGGTCAAAAAGGCATTAGATTGTCATGCAAAGCTAGAGACGAAAATGGACAGCTTGATATAGTTGGCAATCAAATAATCGAAAGAGAATTTGCTAAGTGGTGCAAAAAAGAAAGCTGCACGGTAACCGGCAAACTAAGTTTTATAGATGCACAAAAACTATTCATTGAAACATTAGCAAGGGATGGCGAGTGCTTAGTCAAACACGTTAAGACCAAAGAAAATCGTTTCGGTTATTCACTACAATTTATCGAAGCAGACCACTTAGATGAAGAATTAAACGAACCGTATAGCAACGATTCCAAAATCAGAATGGGCGTTGAGTGCAACACAGTTGGTAAACCGCTTGCTTATCATTTATTTAAAAACCATCCCTACGATGATTCCTATTTGTACACTGCAAGCACTAAAGAATATATCAGAGTGCCGGCAGATGAAATGATTCATGCCTACATTCAAGAACGACCAGAGATGACTAGAGGCGTGCCATGGACATCAACGGCCATGGATAAAATACATCAACTTAACGGCTATAGATTGGCTGAACTTACTGCAAGTCGTCTAGCAGCTTGCAAGATGGGTTTCTATACCAGCCCAGGCGGTGATGGCTACCTTGGCGAAGATTTTGAAGATACGTTCACACCAGTCATGGAAGCAACGCCTGGTAGTTTTGAGCAATTACCAAGCGGCATGGATTTTAAATCGTTTGAACCCAACCACCCTACTTCGGCCTTTGATGATTTTGAAAAAGCTATGCTTAGAGGTATTTCAAGCGGTCTTAATATTAGCTATCACTCATTAGCAAACGATCTAAGTTCTGTTAACTACAGCTCAATTAGAGCTGGATCCTTAGAAGATAGATCGCAATTTGCTGTTATCCAAGAATTTGTCGTTGCTCATTTTATAGAACCAGTCTTTAGACAGTGGTTAGAGATGGCAATGACTACCAACCAAATCCCATTACCTATGACCAGGTTTGATAAGTTTGCCGATTCAGCAACTTTTATTCCTAGATCCTGGAGTTATGTAGACCCACAAAAAGAGATCCAGGCAAATATATTGGGTCTGAAATCAGGCCAAGTCACGATGGCAGATATCCAATCTACTTATGGTCGTGATGTTGAAGAATTATTTGAACAGCATGACCGTGAAACAAGACTAGCAGAACAATACGGCGTGAGTACGGCGTTCCAACCATTTGGAGCAGCGACAACATCCGTAGAGCCAGAAATACAAGGCGGCGACAATGAATAAGCAGTTGAGGTGGGAACACAATTTATTTTGTGTCGAGCAAAAAGCGAAACAAGGTGGCACTCTCTTTGTTTTGTTATCGCAATGGTCTACGGGTTTTGCTGTTCTGCTTAGAGGTAAATTATGAAGAAAAAAAATAAAACAGTTTTTAGATCTAATAAAAATTTAGATTTGAGAAGTGAATCTAACGATTCGCAATTACAACACATATCCGAGGAGATAAAGGAAATGGATGAAGTAATAGAAAATCCAGAAATAGAAGAAGCCAAAGCCGACTTTGTAGAAAAAGTAGAAGCTGAAGCAACTGAAATAGAGGACAAAAACAGAGCTGTAAGTTCTGAAACAAGCTATCGATCAATTGATCTTTCAAGAGCTGAGTATATAGACGAAGAAAAACGAACCGTCCGTATTGCTTTATCGAGTGAAGAACCAGTCGAGCGTAGCTTTGGTTATGAGATTTTAGATCACAACCGAGAATCAGTAGACATGGAATGGGCAAGAAGCGGCAATATGCCGGTTTTACTCGACCATAACACTGAGTCTCTAGTTGGCATCGTAGAATCATTTGAGCTTGATACAACAACCAATAGGACATTGGCACAAATTCGCTTCGGGAGAAGTGACTTAGCGGAATCAGCTTGGCGAGATGTCTTGGATGGCATCCGAAAATCAGTATCAGTCGGATATCGAATCAACTCTATGGTTAGAGACGATTCTGCCGAAGATGCAACGTATAGAGCTACCTGGACACCGATGGAAGCTAGTTTGGTGGCATTGCCAGCAGACACTAATCCAATGGTCGGCGTAGCTAGATCACAAGGTGCAGAGGTTAATACCCCTGCTATTAATAACAATTTTTCAAAGGAAAAAATTATGACAGAAGAAGTAAAATCGGAAGTTAATTTAGACGAAGTAAGAAACGAAGCAGCTATAACTGTTAGATCTGAAATGGCTAAAGAAGCAAAAGAAATTATGGCATTGGCAACTAAACACAATAAAAGAAAGTTAGCTGATGAATCAATTGGTCAAGGACATACCGTCGAACAGTTTAGAGGTATATTACTTGACAACATTTCAGATGATGCAGTGTTAGAAACACCTAACGCACAAGTCGGAATGAATAAACAAGAGAGAGGCAAGTACTCTATGCTAAACGCAATAAGAGCAGCATCATCGAATGACTGGTCTAACGCAGGTTTAGAAAGAGAAATCTCACAAGAGATTGCAAGTCGTTCTGGCAAAGAAGCCAGAGGATTCTACCTACCAATGGACATTGGCTGGGGACAAAGGGATCAAACGGTTGGTACTAATTCACAAGGTGGTTTTTTAAAAGGAACTGAACACTTAGCTAACGAGTTCATCGGCGAATTATACGCTGCTGCACAGGTTACAAGACTAGGTGGGCGAATTATGACTGGCTTACAAGGCGATATTGCAATTCCTAAGTTAAGTGCTTCTGTAACTAACACAGCGTTTGTTGCTGAAGGTGCTGCACCAACTGAAGGTGCTGCTACTTTTGCACAAGTAACTATGGCTCCAAAAACGCTTGCCACTTACGTTGACTACACAAGAAAATTAGCACTTCAATCAGATCCGTCTATTGAAGCTATTTTAAGAAATGATGTAGTGCAAACTATGGCAGCAAAAATTGACCAAGTTGCAATTGCTGGTGGTGCTACTAATGAGCCATCAGGAATCTTAACTGAGTCTGATGCTAATGTAGTTGCTATTGGTACCAACGGTGGTGCTTTAACTTATCCTAAAGTAGTAGACATGGAAGCTGCAATAGCTGCTGATAATGCTCTAACAGGAACTTTGAACTTCCTTACTACTCCAGGCGTAGTTGGTGCAATGAGACAAATACCAAGACAAACAAGTGGTGTTGAAGGTAACTTCATTCTCAATGACAGCAACAATGTTTTAGGACACGCAGTCACGGCCTCTACTAACGTACCTAGCACATTGACCAAAGGTAATGTTTCTGGATCTTGTCACGCTTTATTGCTTGGTGATTTTTCACAAGTAATGCTTGGTTTCTGGTCCGGTGTTGATGTAGTTGTCGATTCTTCAACTTTATCTACTTCTGGTGGAACTCGTATAGCGTTTTTCCAAGATGTTGATGTTGCGGTAAGAATACCAAATGCGTTTGCAGTAATTAAAGACATAACAGTCTAATTAATTTTGATTGAGGGGGAGATTGCTCCCCTTCTCTCAAGGAGTAAAAAATGGCACAGATTAAAATGGAAATGGATGCTTATATTAGCGGCATTATGCGTAAAAAAAATTCAATTGTGGAAGTGTCTACAAGCGAAGCAAGACAGTACGTATCAAACGGAACGGCTAGCGATGTCACAGATAAGCCCAAAGCAAAAGCAGATAGAGCTGTAAAAAAGGCACCTGCTAAAAAAAAGGCTAAGTAATGGTATTGGAATCGTCCGCAGATCTAGCTGGATATTTTGAAACAGAATCTCATGGCGTATCGGCAACGATTACGATTAATGGATCTGCTTCAGTTATTAAAGTAATACTTAATAAAGAATATTTTGCAATAGATCCTGGCACCGGCATGGAAATAGAGTCTTTTCAACCAGTTACGACTGGACGAACAGCAGATATGCCTAGCGTTGAGATTGGCGATACGATTCAAATACAGAGCGTTACTTATAACATTATCAGTGTTCAACCCGATGGCACTGGCGTAACTCAATTGGTCTTAGAAACTCAATAATGGCACATACACGGCAAAACATACGAGAGAACGTGAAAACCCTTTTAACAGGGTTAAACACGACTGCATCGCGTGTTTATGAGAGCCGAGTTTACCCATTAGGATCGGCAAACTTGCCTGGTCTTTTGATCTTTACTAAGTCCGAAGAAAGCGAGCCGGTAACTATTGGATCTGGCACTCGAACAATGTTAAGAAATTTATCATTGGTGGTTGAAGGTTATGTCAAAGCGACCTCTAATTTTGACGATGTTGTGGACAACATTGCACAAGAAGTAGAAACAGTTTTAGCAAACAACTTAACTTTAAGCGGCAAAGCAAAGGATCTGTATTTGGAAAGCACAGAAATTAACTTTGACGGTGAAGGCGATCAGCCAGTAGCGGTTATATCGATGAACTATCGCATTCAATATATGACGATTGAAAACGCACCGCAAACACACGTTTAGGAATAAATTATGACAGAAAAATTATATTCTCCAGATGGCACTAGCAGCATAGAAGCTCATATTAGCCAGGTGGAGTATTTATTAGAAAAAGGTTGGACAAAAGAAGGTAAAACTTCCAAATCCGTAAGTAAAAAACAAACAAAAAATGAGGAATAACAATGGCAACACATACAGGATCAGAAGGTCTAGTAAAAATAGGCACGGCTGTAGTAGCAGAAGTTAGAACATGGAGTCTCAATACCAATGCAGACACAATTGAAACATCAAAAATGGGTACAACAGCACGAACTTACGTCGCTGGGTTAACCAGTGCAGATGCTTCTATTGATGTATTTTGGGATGAAACAGACTCCGCAGGACAAACTGCATTAGCACCAGGTGCAACCGTAACTTTGGTTTTATATCCAGAAGGAGCAACATCAGGCGACACTTATTACAGTGGTTCTGCAATCGTTACATCAAAATCCATTACAGGAACATTTGATGGCATGGTTGAAGCATCAATATCGGCTACCTATACAGGTGCTGTAAGTACAGCAACGGTGTAGCAAATGAGTGCTATAGACAAAGCAGTTACCCATTTCAACAGCATGGATATTAGATCTATGACGGTTGAAGAATGGAGTGACGAGAGTGACCCTTTTGTTATCTATGCAAAACCCCTGACTTTACAGGAATCAAGCAAGCTATATCGTCTTTCAAAAAATGATGATCTAGCTTTGCTTGCTTATGCACTAATACACAAGGCTTTAGATAGCGATGGTAATAAATTATTTACTATGGAAGATAAACATAAACTTATGAACAACGTTGATGTTGGTGTGCTAACTAAAATCGGCAGTTGGATTATGGGAACTGAGGATGTGGAGACGGCAGAAAAAAAATAGCAGCTAATGTGGATCTATTCACGCAATACGCATTAGCAGATCGTTTACACAAAACTTTAGATGAAATAGGCGTGATAACAGTTGACGAGTTTGTAGGATGGATAGCTTATTTAAAAATATTAGAAAAGAAAAATAATGGAAAAGTTTAAAATAATGATTCAAGCAGTGGACAAATTTTCTAGTCCATTTAAAAAAGCTACAAAAATGATAAAGAGCTTAGCTAGTTCTGCATTAGGAGTAGGCAAAGGCTTGGCAAAAGTTGCTGCTGGGATTGCTGCTGCTGTAGCTGCTGTAGGTTTTGTAGTTTCTAAATATGTCTCAATGCTAGATAAAATTGGCAAAACGTCACAAAAATTAGGTATAGATCCAGAGTTTTTACAGAAATTAAGATTTGCAGCCGAGCAAACAGGTGTGAAAGTAGAAGCCTTAGACATGGGTTTACAAAGATTTATCCGTAGAACCGCAGAAGCAGCAAAAGGCACAGGAGAAGCAAAACAAGCATTAGAATCTTTAGGCATACAATTATTTGATAATAATAATAATTTAAGAAACATTGAAGATGTCTTTTTTGATGTAGCAGATGCAATAGCTAATACTACAGATGCCGGCGAACAAGTTAGATTGGCTTTTAAATTTTTTGATTCTGAAGGTGTAGCTTTGGTTGCAACTTTAAAAAATGGATCTGCTGGCCTAAAAGAGTTTTATCAAGAAGCAGAGAATCTTGGTTTAATTATTAGTCGGCAAACCATAAAAAAAGCAGAAAAATTTGCAGATGCCTTTAACATTATTAAAAAACAGATTACCTCTGTTGTTGCCTCAATTTTGGGTGCGTTTTTACCTGCTTTAGAACAAATATCAAGTAAGTTTTCAAACCTTTTAGCAACAGGACGTGGTTTAGATGGAACCTTTGATGAATTAGGTAAAACAATTGGCATAACTTTAGTAAACCAAGTAGCTGACTCTGTAATTGCTTTTGGAAGTTTTTTAGACATATTCGAAATAGGGTTTGTAAAGGCAAAAAACACAGCTTTAGATTTTGCAATCGCAATATTAAATGCCTTAGATTCTCTACCCTTAATGGAAGTAGAGTTGTCAAAAATAACCTCTTTGACCGCACTGTATAGCGAAGCTACAGGACAAGGGGGAATGCAAGCCAGCTTATTTGCAGAAAAAATCAGACAAGTAGGTATGGATTCTATAAATGCCAAAGCTAAATTAGATGAACTAAACAAAGGTGGTGCTGGTTTTGGTACAACGACAAAATCTTTAAATAAGTTTGGCGAGGGGTTTAATCAAGTTTTTAACGATGGTGCAAATAAATTTGCTGATATGGAGGCTTTAGGTGTCAAAGTTGGTAATACTTTAGAAAGCGGCTTGACGGATGCTTTTATGAATATTGGCAAAGGTGCCGAAGGTCTAAAAGACATGATGGATGGTATTTTAAAACAAATTTTAGCTGAATTAATTAGAGTATTTATAGTGCAACAAGCGGTTGGTTTAGTTAAAAATGCTCTTGGTTTTGGTGGCGTAGACGGTAAAGCAGCTAAAGGTGGCACGATTGGAGCAGGAAAAACTTTTCTTGTAGGTGAGGAAGGACCTGAATTATTTACGCCAGGCAGAACTGGTATGGTAACGCCCAACGATAAGATCGGTACTGGCGGCGAAACGCCTAACGTCAACATAACTTACAACATTCAGAGTTTTGATTCTAAAGATACGTTGCAAGCAATTACCGAAAACGCTCCAACTATTTCAGCAATTATACAAAATGAATTTAGTAAGCATGGGCGTAGAGGGTTTGCATAATGAGTGGCACTTTTCCAACCAGTCCAGCCCCATCTTCAGTTGAAATTCAATCGATAGAACCAAATTTAGTTTCTGTAGCTCAAAATTTACAACGGCAAGTAAGAACCAGGGGTGGTCAAAGATGGGTGCTTAAAGTTAGCTATGCCCCATTAACCAGAGCCGAATTTGCACCGATTTACGCTTTTGCAATGGCACAACGTGGACAGTTTGAAACTTTTACTTTTACGCCACCCGTTATATCGGTTTCACAAGGTATCACCTCACAAAATCCAGTAATCAATGGAGCGTTAGCACTAGGGGTTAGTTCCGCTAGTATTGACGGTTTATCGGCATCTACTAACGGCATTATAAAAGCTGGCGATTTCTTTAAGTTTTCTGGTCACAACAAAGTTTACATGGCAACCGCAGACATGAACTCAGCAAGCAACAGCACAGCAACTTTAGCGTTTGCCCCAAATCTTTTAAACACAGTTGCAGACAATGAAACTATAACTTTTGCATCAGTGCCGTTTGTTTGCAGTTTTGTAAATGATATAACAACTTTTAGCACCAACACGTCAGCGACTTTTAGTTTAAATTTTGAATTAGTTGAAATATTTTAAATGGATAGAGGATCTTCGACAGCAGTTCAACAAGAAATAGTAAAAAGTGCCAATCGCCCTTTTCATCTTCTCAACTTGCATTTAGATTCAGGATCTTATTATTTATCAGATTGTTATATTTCAGTTACATTTGATAGCAACACATATTCGCCAGTCGGCAGCTTATTAAGTTTTACAAATATTACCGAAACCAACGATGTTGTCGTTGAGAGTTTATCGATTTCATTAAGTGGAGTTGACCAAACCTATACCAATTTATTATTAAGTGAAAATTACATCGATCGCAAAATTGAAATTTACAAAGGTTTTTTAAATAGCTCAGAGCAACTAATCAATGATCCAATATTGATTTTTAGTGGCAGAATAAATAATCCAATTGTGCAAGAAGATCCAGACTCCGGTAAATCTTCTTTAATAGTCTCAGCATCTTCTCATTTTATTGATTTTAATAAAAAAACTGGTCGCTTTACTAACAATGAATCACAACAAAGTTTTTTTCCAGGCGATACTGGATTCCGTTTTGCCTCGGCTGCTGTTAAAGAGTTGAACTGGGGTCAAACTGCTGGTGCCACAGCAATGGGAAGCGGATCTGCTGCTTCTGGTGGAGCTATTACTTCTGTTAGTAATAATTTAGCACCTGGCGAAAAATCTATATTTACAGAACTTAAACCAACTAATCCGGCGTTTAGCCTAAGATCTGGATCTATATTAATTAACGTCAGCTACGCCAATCATTCAACTAGCTCTTATAGCGTTGGTGATAAAGTCAAAATTAATGGCTTTCTTACTACAACTTTTTCAGATGGCGAAACCGTTTTATCTTCAGACTTAAATTTTAGTGAAGGAGCTGAAGAACAAACCATAATCGGCATAGATTCAGATGGATATGGTTTTGATATTAATGCTCCAGATTCTTTGACTTCAGTAAAAAGCGGCAAGTTTGGTGGATCTGAAATCACTGTTGACGATAATTTAATTGTGCCGGTTTTAGTAGAGACAACATCGGGCAGCAATTTAATTACTGTTAATACTGATAATTTTTTAAATGTTGATGATTTTTTATCATTAAATTTAGATACAACTTCAGTTGGTGGGATAGATAGTTCTTTATTAACACAAAATTTAACAGTTACAGCAGCAACTAGCGACACAATCACGGTAGCTGTTACCACTTTAGATGTCATAATTTCTGAACCCATTATCACTACTTCAGGCAGTAATACTTTAATCATTGATAAATATAATCATGGCTTAGTTATCGGTGATACGTTTGTTATGTCTAACGCTGTTACCGTTGGCGGTATTCCAGTTAGCCAATTAAATGCAACACATACTGTCGTTGCCCAAACTAGCGACAATCAATTTACAATTAATGTTACTGCTAATGCTAACGCTTCTGTTCGTGGTGGCGGCTTAAATGCTTATATTGACGATCTTATAATTTTTACAAACCCAATTGAAACAACGTCTGGTTCTACTACTATTAAAGTTCATAAAAAAGCACACGGTTTGAGCAATAACGATATTATAACTTTACAAGATCTAACCGATGTCGGCGGTGTTTTAGCAACTACATTGAATGCAACACACACCGTAGTCGATGCATCAACCAGCACTGATTATTTTACGATTACGGTATCAGACACAGCAACCAGTTCAACTTTTGGCGGGGGCATTGGTATTTATTCTAAACCAGTAAAAGCCACAGCAAATGCAAAATACGGCAGTCCAAATTCAACCATTAACATGCCGGCAAATACACGCTAATGGACATTGTTAAATTGAATCAATTTATCGAACCTAAAATGAGCAAAAAATTTGCTTGGGGTATGAACGATTGCAATACCTTAATCTTAGAATACTTAGATTTTATGCTGGGTACTGAAACTTTGAAGATTGCATATAAAAAATACAACACCAAAGCAGGTGCAATTACATTTCAAAAAAATTATTTTCAAAAAGTATCGGATAAATGCGAAGAATTAGGCTTGCTAGTTATAAACCCAGTGCAAGCTCGGCACGGTGACATATTAATCAAACACGATCAAAAATGGGATATGTGCCATTTGTGCATTGGTACTAAATTTATTTCTATTGATGAGTCAATTGGTATAAATGCAACAAGCATTTTAGATTTTAATTTTTTTGACAAAGCCTACAGGTTGCCAATATGAACATGTTAAAAAAATTATTAATAAGTTTTGTTGGATTATTTTTTACTAGCTCGGCATTTGCCTCACCACAAGCTATAGCGACTGCGGTAGCTTTTGCAACCAGCGTGGGGACCTATATAACTTTTGGTCTTGTTACTGGCACGGCAGCAGCAGTCATTGGAGCTGTAGTCATTATTGGAACCATAGATGCTACTGTGAAGATTTTAGGTATGGATGTCCCAGTCTTTGAAGATTCATTAGCCAGTCAAGGTGCAAAAGCCTTATCAAACGCCCAAGGAAATACCAATTCATTACCAGTAATTTATGGCGAACGTAGAGTTGGTGGCACTCCTATATTTTATGAAGTTACAGGCGATGCCAATGAATATTTGCACATGGTCATTGCTATTTGCGAAGGTGAAATCGAAAGCATCGAAAATATTTATTTCAACGAAGAAAAAATCTATGGCGATAATAGATATACTTTCTCTATATACACCCAGCCATTATGGGGTATTAAAATAAAATACGAAAAAAATGTATTCATTAGCAAACACTTAGGCACGTTAGACCAACAAGCAGATTATTTTTTACAACGTGATACATCTTTCCAATCTACTGATCGACTTCAAGGCGTTGCCTATGTTTATTTAAGATTAAAATTTGATAATGATATTTTCGGTTCGACAGGCATACCGCAAATTAATTTTGACATTAAAGGTAAAAAATTAAGTCACCCAAACACTAATAATGCCAATCCTTTATATTCAGATAACCCAGCTTTATGCATTTATGATTATTTAACTAACACTATATATGGCAGATCTATTGCTGTAGATAATATTGATAGTACGTCTTTTATAGCAGCAGCCAATGAGTGCAATCAAATAGTTACAGTCGGTAATAAAACGCAAAAAAAATACACTTGCAATGGTCTTTTAGCAACCAATCAAACGCCTTTAAAAGCTATAGAACAATTACTCACAGCATGTCGTGGCAGTTTAATTTTTTCTGGCGGTAAATATAAATTAATAATCGATGCAGCAGCAACGGCAGTGCAGACTTTTGACGAAAGTAATATTGTTGGCAGTCACGATCTAGCCATGGGTGGTAAAGATTATAAAACCAATGAAATACAGGCTTCGTTTATAAATCCACAAAAAAACTCGCAAGGTGATTTTGCCATCGTTAAAAGTACAACATTTAAAGAGCAAGACAATGATTTAGTTTTAAAAAAATCAATAGAATTACCTTATACGGATCAATACGAGCGAGCTGCGATGATTGCAACCATAAATATGAAACAATCTAGGCAAAGTCTAGTTTTTCAATTTACCACGACAATTGTTGGTTTACGTGCCGAAATTGGCGATGTTTGTTTTATATCTTTAAAAACCTTTGGTTGGAATACTTTGAATTCTAACAGTGGCAAGAAATTTAGAATTATACGATTAGAACTACAAAACAATGATGAAGTTAAAGTCGTGGCAAGAGAATATGACGATGATGTTTACAACTTTGGAACTATAACTCCCGAAGATACAGCACCAAATACTAATCTGCCCAATTTTTCAAGAGTTGAAGCACCAGTCATAACCACGGTTACTGAAGAATTAATTTTTGCAGAACCCAATATATTTAATCGTATTACTATTAATTGGGATCAAGCCAATGCAGCCGAAGTAATATCCTATGATATATCCGTAGTTAAATTAAATGCTGGTATGACTTTTGGTCTTGCCTCTCTTTCTGGTCGTGCCTTTGAGTTTAAATACAAATCAAATTCAGAAATATTTACAGTTGATGCTTTAGAAGCTGGACAATATATAATTGCAGTTAGAGGTATTAACAGACTAGGCAATAGATCTTTTATAAGATCTAAAATAGTTGAAGTCAAAAACACTACTCTTTTACCTGCTTTAAATGATCCAGCAATAACTGGCGTTACCGAAAGCTTGGTGACAACGACTCTAGGTTCTGGAGTCAAAGCCAAAGCCAGATTGATCTGGACAGCAGCTAGCAATACAGAATGGGAAGCGTTAGGAGTCAGCATTGATGCTTACGAGGTTGAATATAAATTAACTAGCACTTCTGGCAATTATGAAAGAGTTGGATCTGCTAGTGCTACGTTTTTTGAATTTAATGATATTACGCCAGGAAGGTACAATTTTAGAGTTAGAGCTGTCAATACTGCTGGCGTAAAATCTGGTTACGCCAACACGACTGCCGATATAACTGCCTTAGGTGCAGCTCCTGCCAATGTAACTAATTTTTATTTAAGAGCTGAAAGCACACAAGCTAATTTGTCATGGACACCAACCAGCGATCTTGATGTCAAAGTTGGGGGAACTTTTGAAATTAGGCATTCTGTAGCGACTAGCAATGCTACTTGGGGTACGGCGATCAAAATAGGATCTGATATACCAGGATCTGCTAATGCTGCTTCTATGCCTCTATTGACTGGCACTTATTTAATCAAAGCAGTTGATTCAACTGGTAACAAATCTGCTACTGCCAAATCTATTGTCAATACTGTTTCGCCTAATTTATTTGATAAACGCACGCAAACTACAGTCACCGATACAACTTTTGCTGGCACCAAATCAAACATGATTGTTGATGCTGGAAAATTAAAATTAGAAGCTGATACTTTATGGGATTCAGTTGCTAATTATGTCGATACTTGGCCTTTGATTGACGGCATCGGTGGTTTAGATTCCTTAGGCACATACGAACTCAATAACAAAATTGACATGGGTAAAGTTTATAACGTAGGTTTGTCGAGCAGCATAACTTTTACTACAGATTCAACTACAAACATCTGGGATAACCGAATTGGAAATATAGATATTTGGGACGCTATCGATAACAATTCTTTTGATGATATTAATGCTACTTTCTTTATTGCTATTACTAATGATGATCCAGCAAGCGGATCTGCAACCTGGAGTGATTATCAAGAATTCACAATTGCAAATTATTATGCCAGAGGTTTCAAATTTAAGGTGCAATGCACGTCAGAAGATCCAACTCATCAAATTTATGTTTCGCAGTTGCAAGCTAAAGCCGAAGTTTATTTTAGAATTGAATCAGAAACATCTACAACCAATGCCAATGGCACATCTTTTACTTACGACAATTCGTTCTTAGCAACGCCTACTTTGGCCATAACTGCTAACGACATGGTTACTGGTGATTATTATGCAATAACCAACTCATCAGCTACTGGTTTCACATTACGTTTTTATAACGCAAGCGGCACTGGCATATCCAGAACTGCCTACTATTTAGCCCGTGGATATTGACAAGATCAAAATGCAACTTAACTTATTTTTAGTAACTATAAAGGTGGTCTTAAATGCCTCAACATGATTATGTAATTTCTAATGCTTCTGGAGCTACGGTCCGAGCAGATATTAACACTATGGCATTGGCTATTAGTTCAACTAATAGCGGATCTTCCTCCCCCTCTACGACTTATGCTTTTCAACTTTGGATGGACACCAGCAACAATGTATTAAAACTGCGAAACGCAGCGAATAACGCCTGGATTACCTTACCCCTTTCAACGCAAGCTAATAACACTGTAGATATAAACGGTGGTGCTATTGACGGCACGCCAATTGGTGCAAATTCAGCTTCTACAGGTGCTTTTACTACTTTAAACGCTTCTGGTGTTGTGAGTGCAGCTTCTTTAGACATCTCAGGTGCTATAGACGTAGATGGAACAACAAATTTAGACGTAGTAGACATAGATGGTGCGGTTGATATGGCTTCTACACTTACAGTAGCTGGAGTATTAACAGGA